CCTCCTTAACTTCCGCTTTCTGGGCGGTATCGGTGGCGGGGTGGTCTTGCTTGGGCTTTGCGGCCTCGGCTTTCTTCGCCCGTTCACCCATTCGGCGTGCGACAAAATCATCAGCCGAGATGTTGGTTTGGTCCGCTACTGTTTTAACGTCCGTAGTGCTAGACGCGGAGACTTCATTTTGCATATTTTTGGCCAGCTTCTTTACGCCTTCGCTGTATTGCGTGGCGCTATTCTAGCACGGGCCAAAAAATGTCTTACTTGCGGCGCTTCTCTATCTCGTCCCAGCCGCCCATCTTGAGGATGTCATCAGCCTCCAAGATGCGTCCGGCTATCTGTTGCACGGAACAATCGGGGCTGTCGTGCAACTGCTGGATGGCCGATTCGCGCCGGTCCCGCACTTCCTGCAAAAACGCCTTGAAGTCGTCTATGTGACTCAGGCGTTCAATCTGTTTTTCATCTAGCATTTTAGCGGACCCGGACGGCGCGGATAAACCCGTGGCCTGTGCAAGTAGAGGCTCCGAAAACCGCCGTGGCAACCAGATAGTAGGTTGTGGTCGCGGTCAGGGCAATCCGAGTGGGGGCAACCGTGACCGTGTTCCAGACCGTGCCCGCAGCGGTGTAACCAGCCCCGCGTTCAGCATAACCACCCAACAGGTCAGTAGATGGCTGCGTATTGTCGGTGGCGCTGATACCAGCAATCAGGTTTGTTACGGTTGTGGTATTGGCGGGAACAAAGTGAACCGCCCCGGAAACCTCCCAATCGCCCGCTGTCAGGGCTACGGAGGTAATTGTCTTGCCCGTGTTGGTCGTCAGAGAGGCCGTGGATGCGACGGCCAACTGGCCGGTCTTGCGCTCGCCAATCTTGCCCGCTTGGGCGTCGTCATTGGTGGTCGTACCGGCGTAATCCGGCCCCGAAAGCCCCTGTGAGGTCGTGGTCGTGCGGGATGCCTCAATATCCCCGCTGTAGATTTCCGTAACAGTCTGAAACACACTGTTGGATAGGACCGCCGTGGTTCCAGACAGGGCTTGCGAGTCATAGATGACCGTACCCGCTGAATTGGTGCCCTTCCACCCGACTTGCTTGGTGGTCGCCCCGGAAGCCACAACCGAGAGAACCTTGTTGAAAGCAGTCGTGTTAGCGGCGGTGTTTACCCCAGCCGAAAGAACAGTTGTGGCGAGGGTAACGATAGTGGCGTTGCCGGACGCTTCGCGGAAAGTGACCGTGCCGGCGCAGGAAGCAGAAAGCTTGACCGCAAGAATAACACCCCAATCCACCTTGACCGTAGGAACCGCAGTGGTTCCGGTAAGAACAACATCCTCAGAAACCAGCGTATCGGTGCCGGTTGTAGTGCCGATAACCGTGGCCGTTTGGGTCGTGTCGGCGGCATTGTCAGAAACAATCTCCACCCCGTCATTGGCAGGCTGATTGGTGAAAGCGGAGCCTGCGGCTGTGTCATTCGTCACCGTGGCGTTGCCAACGATGGACTGAACCAGAGAGTTACCACCAAGCGCCACCGTTCCGGTAGCCGTGATGATTTTCTTGGCGGCGTAGATACCGCCGGAGAGAACTAAAGCGCCCGCGCCCGCAATCGTCGCCTCGGTGGTGTTGGTGTTCGTGTAGATTGAGGCATCGGGGCTGTCCGCCCCCTCGACAATCACCCAACCAGATTCGCCCTTCACGATTTTAACGGTGGCCCCACCCCCGACAGTAAGCGTGCTCGCTCCATCTACGGTTTCAGAACCAAAACAGGTGCAAGTAAGCGCAGGAACAGAAAGATTCTTAAGGGTGATGACCGCCCGACTATTGTAGCTCGGCAGCGTGAAGGCGGTTTCGCTCGTGAAGGAAAAAACGGCCTCGTTATTATAGTAGGTTGTGTCGATGCTCATGGTGGTTTCGGGTTATTCTATCATTGGGCGGTAATTGCTCCGGGTTGCGACTGCATCCCCTGTGTGGAGATTCCACCCATCTGGGCGGGCTTTGTTCCGAGCTTTCCGATTTGGACGTTAGCCGCCTGTTTCTGCATCATGGAATACTGGTCTATGTACTTCTTCATGCGGGCGGCAAATGCTTCGTCGGATTGGAGTCGCGCCATGACATCGGGCTGTTGGGCATACTGCTGGATGACTTGCAGGGCGACTTGATAGCCATTAGGCCGCGCCCCAACCTCAATACCCGCATATATCTTGCTGAGGTCGTCCGTGACCTGCTTGACGATTTGCTGTTGGGCCTGCTCCGCCGGCTGCAAGATAGCATCCGCCAGCATCGGATTGATAGCCGAAGCCAGAACGTCCAACAGGGCGTCCATATCAATGCGTCCATTCCGGTCCAGTTGGGTCAGGCTGACAAACTGCTGCAACTGCGTCTCCATGTTCTCCGGGTCGTTGGAAAGCACATCGAAGTTAATCTTGATGTCGAAGTCCTCATTGGGGTCGCCCTTGCTGAACTTCTGCGGGTCGGGTACGCCTGTTACCCTGAAAAACACTTCATCGGGGCCAAAACGTTGGTAGCATTTGAAGGTCAGGCGTAACACCGCCACGATATGTTCAAGGAATGTCGTAACCAAATCCTGCTGAATGATAATCCCGGTGGGTTTCTCGGCATCCAAACCCATCAGTCCGTCCGCCTGCTTAATCTGGGTCTGTTCCATCTCCATTGAACCCTTGTTGTAGGGGGGAACCGGCCCAAACTGAAATTCGCCCGCACGACGATACGGAACGTAACGCCCCGGACCCCAATCGGTAGGCGCGTTGCCCACCGGATGCATGATGGGGGGGACTGTCGCCAGTGAGTTGCGGTCAATCCGGCTGTCCCGCTCCACCTTAACCTGCCATTGAATGCCCCGCAGCAAGTCCGGCACGCTCTGCACGTCATAGAGCCGCTTGCTGTCCTCGGAAAACTTGGTGACCACAACGGGGTAACTCTCGTAACCATTCAGCAACTCGTGCTTGGCGTGGTCGGGACACTTGCTATCGTCCTCCACCTTGGGGTGGAAAATCGTGCAATAGATACCCTGCGCGTTGTCCTCCCTATCAACCAGCCGGCGATACCCATAAACGATGTTGTAGAGTTCTTCGCTGCGATAGATGGGGATGCGGGACGTGTTGTTATCCCTGCGTTGAATCGTGGTTTCGTCGCTGGAATCCTTGCAGTGTTCGATGACGTACTCCACCCAATCGGCATCCCACCCTTCCGTTGCAATCTTGTTGCGCAGGGCTTGGGCGGTCATCGGGACTGTGCGGAAGCAGTAGGGGGCTTTCTGCGGGTCGGTCGTGTAGGCCGGGAAGATGAAATCAGTATCCCCGCCAAGGGACTCAACCAACGGGCAGTTCACCGATTGTTTGACGATTGGAAACTCGGCCACCCCGTCTTTTCGCAGGTCTTTCAGGATGCGCTTGGCCCTCGCCTCCGTGACCCCCTTGAACATTCCCATCATCATTTCAATCAACTGTTCGTCTGCTGTTCCGTCCTGAATTATCTTCACCAAGTCTGGTGAAATCGTGGCAAGCTGTTCCAGACTGAGCCGTTGCTTGAAGATGAAATCTTCTTTCTGCCACCCGACATACGTGACCATGATTCCCCGCTCCAAAAGGTAGTTCGCCCCAAGGCGCATCTGCCGCTTGAATTGGGGGATGTAGGAGGCAACCATCCATTTCAGGAAAGAACTTACCACCTTCGCCCGCCCCAAGTCTCCCATCTCCACGGGATAAGCGCGGATGTTCGCCCGTTGCAGGGCGGTCATAAACAGCGCGACGTAGGTGTTGATGCGCTCGTTGATGACATGGGCCTCGGTATCCGCCGCCCCCTTCCACGGAAACGCATCCGGGCTATTCTTGCGCTGGTCGCTGCTCTTTCCGGGCCAGATATTTCTGCGGTGGTCGTAACTAGACCGGCATTCCTGCACAAACGGCCCCAAATCGTTTATCGTATTCTGGTATGCCTTGACTAGCGCCAACACCTCCGGGGTGTCCTGAACATAGGTCAGGGCTTCTTGTTGGTCCGTATTTTGCATTGGGTGTGGGT